GCAACCTCAATCCGACCGAGCGGCTTGTCCGGGTCGTGCTGGTACAGTAGGACACCGTGCTCCTCCAGGTACCGTAGACCCTCCTGGTCAATCGCACCGGGCGTCAGGATACTGGAATACCAGTCCAACACGCCATAGACGGACGCATACCCACGAACACGAACACCGTCTGCGTCTACGGAGTGCGCCAACGTGAACCACTCCGGCGAAGACCCCGACACCACACGTACGGTCCCAGACATCGGTTCCATAGTTATATTATAATGGATGCATTATGTGAAAATCAAGGGACCACCCGGAAATCCACGGGAATCCACCGGAAATCCACGGGAAATCCACCGGAAGTTCGTCATCCAGTCTTCTTCTTCACCGGGAACACCTGTCCGATACCCCGGACAATCGCCTGGCAGTACTTGACGCGTTCCTCGCGGTCCAACCACTTCTCCACCCACTCAACCGCCTGTACGAACTCACACTCCACCAAGACACTCGGATGCCCCGTCCGCAAGATACCCAACGTCCTACCGTACGCTTGGTCACGTCGTGCACCACGCGTCGGATACCCCAACCTACCCATCTCGGTCACAATCGCCTTCGCCAACGCCTCATCCGCCAGCCGGTGGTACCACACCTCAAACCCGTTCGCCTTACCGATAGCGGAGTTGAAGTGGACACTCACCACCAACCCAGGCGCTGTGGACGCCAAACCCCGCAACCACGAACAGCGTTGTACGAGGGACATCGGCGTCTCGAACTTCGGTCGCACCAACTTCACGGTGTACCCAGCCTTGCGAGCGACACTCCCCAAGGTCGACACGACGGTCCACGCTAGCTTCGCCTCTTCCCACCCACGCTCCCTATTGACTGCACCTGGGTCGTAGTGGGTGTCCTCGTTTATGATACGGAACCCGTGCCCGGCATCCAGATAGATAGTCATACTATCACCTCCAAACCGTCATTCCTCACCCAACAACTTCCGCACAATCGGTCTCACATCCTCCGCGGTCAACACGCCACTCTTCACCAAATCGGACAGCACAGACAACCGTCTATCCACATCTCCCTGCAACACACGTACCTTACTCAAATCAAACACCAACCGACCAGGTTCCAACTCCTCACGATAGACGTGGTTGAGCGTCCCCACAATCAGTCGTTGCAACGGCACCACCGTCATCTCGTACGCGCTCTCCCTCGCCTCGGAGTAGTTGGAGAACGTCTTGTTCTCGCTCGGCAACCCAATCACGATGGGGTCCAAACCGAGTGCGGAACAGATACGTGCCGCTGGAACCGACCGTACTTTGTCCAACACCAACTGTTCCGGACTGAACCCCACCTGCTTCACGTCCACTGGAATCTCTGGAATCAGCGGTGACCCCCTACGTTCACCAGAGAACCGCTGACGTACCCGTTCCTCCAACTGGCTTGCTTCATCTGGAGTGATAGAATACTGGTCGTCTCTGGGGACAATCACAATCGTGGGGACACCAAAGTTCTTTAGCAACACGGCGGAGTAGGTTGCCGCCTCGTTCTCCGTGGCAATCTCCCGTAGGACGCCCTGGAGTGGGCTGTACCCCAACCACGGGTTACGTGGATTCAACCCGTACCGGAAGTGCACCACCATCTCCGGTGGCAGCGTCATCGTCTGTCCGTTCCCCACACGGATGGCGTACTCCAACCTCCCACGGTCCACGCGCACCTCCAAACCGACGTGTGGCAGGTAGTACCACTCCGTACCCGTATCCAACCAGTACGCGTTACCGTCCACCAGCAACGACAACGCGGTACCTACCACCAGCGAATCCCACCCGTATAGCTCGTTCGGGCGCTCGAAACGCTGCAGTATCGGGTGGTCCTCCCACTCTTCCCCAACCTGGTACCGGATGGGTGCCTCCAACATAGACCTAGCAACCCAATAGACACCACTCCCGACGACACCACACGTCCACGGGTCGCCAACCCACTGCGTCCAATCGGTACCACCCCTTGGGAACACGACCTGCCACCGACTATGCTGGGGTGGTGGATACACCTGCGTAGCGACATTCCTTCTCAGCAACTGACTCAACCACCTACGTACGACTGCTACCATATCGTCCACCTCCGCTTCTTACCACACCACAACACCATCTGGGTGAACGCATCCACGTGGTCATCACGTACCCCATTCGGCCACTGACCCAACTCCATCTGAACCTTACTGACACCACTGGACGCCTGAGTATACCACAGACTACCGTCTGTCACGTACATACGTGCGGCAGCGACCCTAGCCGCCTTGCTACCCCTAGGCTTCACCCGGCGTATCACTCGCCCACTCAACCGTTTCTCTAACTCGTGTACCAACGGCCGACCATCCGCCTCAAACTCCACCAACACCTCAGACACATCCCACATTCGCAGGACGTCCTGAACGACCTCCACCAACTCTCCGAACCCAACACCACCGCTCCACGCGGACCGCAACAACCATCGTGGTGCACCATCTACCTCACCGACGCTCCACACCTGGACCGCACTATGCGACCTATCTCTCCCCCTACCACTTCCACCTGGGTCCACGGACAGCACCGTCTGCTTCCACACGTCACTATCCCACCACTCCATCCCTACCTCCTGCCACAACGACAGTGGCAACGCAACCACATCCCCACTCTCCATAGAACTGATGGGGCTCTGCTGATACAACGCCCACCACCAGTGTGGCTCCATCACCTGCCTCCGTGTCTCCAACCACTCCCGACTGAACCGCTCCGGCCACAACGCCTCTCCCACCTGCCTACCCAACGGGTCACCCTCCATAGCCAGCGCGCTCAACCGTACCTCCACCCACCTACCTGGGTCTGTGGACAGCAGCGTCCCCACCAGGTCCTCCACGTGCCACCTCGTCATAACGACTAAACACCTACCACCTGGCTCCAACCGCGTCATCGCAACCGACTGAAACCAATCCCACACCCTCCTACGGTAGGTGGGAGACAGCGCCTCCTCCACGTTCTTGATGGGGTCGTCCACTACCAACAAATCAAACCCACGACCAGTCAACGCACCACCAACACCCACGGCGTAGAACCACCCACCGCTACCAGTTCGCCACATCTCCGCACTCCGAGCGCGTGGGTCCACACTCATCCCCAGCGACTCCCACCGCTCCAACGCTCGCGCACCCAACTCCCTCGCGTAGTCCGCATTATAGGTCGCCACACACACCCTTCCGCGTGGATTGGTAGCCAGGTACCACAACGGCATCCACAGGGTGCAGAACTCCGTCTTACCGTGCCGTGGTGGCATACTCACGACGACACCCACCTTGTCCTCTCGGTGCAGCACGTCCCATATGACCTGACTGAGGTACACCAAGTGCCGTACGGGTAGCCACTCACCACCACTCCGCAAGTACGCCCACCCAGCGGGAATACGCTCCAACACCTCCACCGGTACCTTGTCGGTGAGTGGTGCGTGCATCGTCTGGTCCGTCATCGGTCTACCACCTCCTCCACAGATACATCTATGAGTGGGGTGTCTACGTCGTCCGTCACCGAGTCAGCGGATGGTAACGCATCCGGTGGGGTTGGCGCGTGTCGGGTGAGGAGGAAGTGGTGTAACGCGTCCACCAACTCCCTGGACAACTGGTGTGAGGGGTGGTCGATGCGGTCCACCGCTGAACCGACCGTACTGTGCTTACCCCACGCCTCTGGGACACGTCGCTCCAGGAACCACCTAGCCACATCTGGGTCGTCCTCGGCGATACGTCTGGTGACGACTCTGGCCGCACGGATCGCCCACACCGCCTCACATTCCCGGATGCGTGATTCCCAATAGGGGGTGAGGTGGCGTCTGAGGTCGTGGAGGTCCCAACCGACCGCCTTGCACGCAGTACGACGGTCCACTCCCTCGGAGAGGAGGGTGCATATGAGTGCCAACCGGTCGTCTACCGTCATCGTATACGAGCCTCCGAAGATATTATATTGGATGCCCCTAGGGGAAATCAAGGGGTTCTCCGGGGATTCCTGGGGATTCCGTGGGAATCTTGGTGGGATTCCAGGGGATTCCTAGCTGAACTGGTTGGGAGGGTGGGAGTCCCGGGTATTGACTACGATTATGCGCCCGCATTCCAAACATTCTGCTACCCGGGGCAATTTTTTGGCCAATATATAATATTAGCAATAAAATTGCAATTGCAAAAATTGCAATTGCGAAATTGGAATTACGAAAATTGCAAT